AACAATCGCGAAACATAAGCCATTGGAGTCATGTCAACAAGACTATTATTGACAGTTGCTCCCGTCTTACTATACATCCAAGGATTAACACGTGCATAAAACAAAATATCATCAGTTACATTTGTGGTTGCCCACGTAGTACGAGTCAAAAATGATTCATGTTTAACGAGTTTATCAATAGATAAAGGATCTTCTGCTGAAATACCCATAATAGCATTATCAATAGAAAGTTCATTCTTGGGATCAAGAGTCAACTTTTCATTGGGGAATCCAATTTCGGGTGAAGCAAACATAGGAAAAGCTCCAGGCCTGAATGGTTTGGTATCTTCAATAACTGGAACATTAGTAAAACCAAAAAGAGAGGCAATACCAGCTACAGCTTTAGCACCAATCTCTGTAGCTGTTGCAAAGCGTCCTATAACAGGAATACTTCGAAACATCTTTGCCACAGACGCTACTGCGGTCGCAGGAGCTGAAACGACACCAGTGCCATACTCATTTTCAGTAGATTGTAGAGCAAGTCCAACAGTGGATCCAGACAACTGGACATCTTCAGCCCATGCATAAACTTGAACTGTAACGCCCTGTCCAACTGTACCATTAGCACTCTGCAGTGCAGTATATGAAAGGAAATCCAATTTCCCCATATCAGTAAAATGCTGAGCAAGGCCAATCTTCAACCAATTTTTATGATAAAAGAAAGGCAATGTCATTTCACCACCTGCAGAATCCTGAGCATACATCCAAACAATTGGACGTTGTGAATAAGGAATCAAAGTTTGTACACCAGCACCTGCCACAATTGTACTAGGAGTCAATGATGGCAGTGGTTGATACGCCATACCTAAACAACCATAATAAAATGGTGAGGCATTAATAATAACTTTCACTTTGAGGTTACATCTCATAAAAGCAAAGTTATTAAGTTTATATTTAATCCGTGCATCATCAAAAAAGAGACGCCAAGGATTAATAGTGGATAGAATCGTATCTGTAGGATCCGACTCTAGCCACGTAAAATTGGCAATACGAACAGGACGTGAAAGAAAAGATGACAAACTGGCAACGGATACTTCATCCACAAGAGATACTGGATCCAAAGGGGCAGGTTCGCCCACAGTAAGACCAGTAACTTCATCAATGAAGTTAACTGTTTGCTCAGTTGTCGCTGTTGCACCAACAGATGGTGCTACAATTTCCTCACTCTGTCTTTCTAGTATGGGTGAACAACACCCACACATACATTCGTCACCACAATCACATTCAGTGACATCTTCGTGGCAACACGAACACATAAACGTGTCCGCTAGTTTAAATCTATTTATAAAATTAGCAGTTAGTTATTTAAACAATTCGGTTATTAACTATTCGACGAATTGGTTTGATGAAATTGTGAATCAACCAACACATCTCTAAAAAGAGATTTTGGGGAACGCCCAGGTAGATTTATATATACATATCCACACTTAACAAGAGAATACATCACAAATTTTGATACAGTAAATATATGTACATTATTCTTTTTGGTTTAAAGGACTTAGAATAAAAAGCCCAGTCGGTATCTAATTAGATCCCGAACATTTCCAGAACCGATCACGTAACTCATCCCACGTTGGGAATGAAGTCTCCTTGATATAAGGTTCTAGTTCATGCTTTGCTATAATGCGCTGAAACATAGCTTGTTTCTCAGTAAATTTTGATTTACCATAGAAGAAGTATTCAGCATAAGCTGACTCCATAATAGCAATCGCATGATATTCCGAACTCAATGTCTTGGAACGTACACATACTGTAAGACTCTTAGATATTGAATCCTCCTCTAGTGGCGCCAAATAGGCACCAACATCAGCATCCCATCGCCATATTCTCTTCAAAAAGGAGACATCGCCGATAGGAATATACGGAATACTAGCAGCTTCTTTATCTGCCATGGTATATGTAATACCAGCATCAGATAAAACACGCTGAATAGCAGTATGATTAAACCAAGGAGATCGTTGCTTATTCACACCCATCGCATTATCATCACCATAAGTGATGAGAGCCACACAACTCTTAAAAGCTTGTGTAGATTGCTCTGGACTTAGTTTATTAAAACAATAACGCATATAAAGTGAATTAGCTAAACTGTTAATAATAACAGTTAAAGGGTGTCCTGATGGATTACTACCAAAAAACTCGACAAGATCTCCATTGAAATCCGTAAGTGGGAAAGCAGTATCTTCAGCAATACCTTGAACGACCATAAGATCTTGCGGACTATAGCCAGCCTTTTCGCAAATGCAGCGAAGAATATCAAACGATTCTAAAATCACTTCCGCGGGCATAGTCTTATCAAAAGATGCATAATCTCCAGCAACTTGGCAATCATCGCCAAATTGTGTAAGATATGATCTAATATCCTGCCATTCAGTAGAACACGCATTCGTACCAACAGCTGTTTCAAAAAGAAACTTATTCTTTTGAATCAGCCGAATCACTGAAAGAAGATATTTCCGAACCACAAAAGACCAATCACCAGGTCCTCCTGAAAATACACGTGTCTTTGCCAAACGAATCTTCTTAAAAGAAGTAGCTTCATCTTTCAAATGGCCACAAAAATTTGGCATATAACGCTCACCATTATGGTAGCGCTCAATACATGTATTTATACGATCACGAATTTCTTCGGTAAATTCTACAGGTTCAGTCAATCCATTTATCTCTGGAATAGGAAGTAAATAATATTTCTTACCTTTCTTCCAAGGGTTACCCATACTAGTGTTTCGATTCATCTTATCAACGAATTTGACACCAGCTGCACCATTTAAAGCAGTAATATCATCATAAACCATTACCTCAGAGAGATCATCTTCCGATAATCCGCTAAGAATATCAGCAAGAAAAGATTCCTTGCACTCACGCAAGACAGTCTTATCCAATTGTGTAACAGGTTTAACCATATCAACTGCGGCACGACGCCATGGCGCCCACCCCTTCATCACAGGTTTATCGTGTTTAATTTCA